GGTATTCCCCATCGTGATTAAAAGAATTACGTTTTCGATAGTACGGGTAATAGATTGATCTATTTTCTTGAGCTCTAGCTTCCAATTTAAATCATCTAACACTGGGAAACCAAAAGGAATAGCAAACGGTTCGTAGTCTTGTTTCTTGTAAAAAGAAAATGTCAGTTTATCTGGATCGAGCTCCATGGAAATTCCGTCATAACCATACCCTCCCTCTTTGATAAGTTTTTGAGTTTCTTTAGGTAACCCGTTCAATACCTCGATATCGTATTCAGTTTTTGGATCTTGCAGCCTTTCAAGCTCGAACTCTGAAAGAACCTTCCGATATACTTGCCCTTGAAAATTAGTAGACCTGATTGTCGCTATATCATAAGGATTCAATAAGATATATCTAATCGGTATTTGACCCGGCTTCATGAACTCAGACCCATAGATAGTGGACATCTTTGCAAAGTCTTCAGTAGTAAATTTACTGTCCAAACGGTACATAAAAACATTACCGCTCCTATAATACTCTCTAAAAAATTGATCTTTAAGATTCCATATCTTGATTTTTTGAAACCATTTATCTATGAAGCTCCTCGACTTCTCTGTTCCGCCTTCTATATACAGTTCCGTGTTTGCAAACTCGGACATGATATCAATAACATTTCTAAAAATAGGTATATTAGCATAAGCTTTTTGGCATAGTAAGATACAGTCTCGAACGTCCGCTCCTAATTTAGTATAGTAATAAGGAAGCATGCCTTCTCGAATATTACCATATTTAAAAAGCTTTGGTTGAACAAAAGCTGAATTCATGCGAGTAGATGTTCGACTTACTGCGCTTTGATCGCTCCCGCTCCTATCATAAGCTTTGCTTGTTTTGGAAAAATCAGAAGCATTCCCCTTATAATAAGGGTCGCCAGCCAACACTGGACTCCACTCCTCGCCTTGGTTTTGAGGCTTCATTAGATCCTCTAGGTTATTATTCTGGCCCTTAAATTGGTCCCAGTATTCAGACTTTTTATTATATTTACGTTTGCTCACGTATTATGATACACAAAAGTCTAAAGAAAGTCTACCAAAAGTTAAAAGTCAACTTTTACTTTTCCACAAGACTATTGACACAGCTGAAACCAAAGATAGGAATAAAAATATACGAAACCAATCTAGAGGATCTCTTTCTATGATAATTTTTATAAAATCTCCCATATCTCTTAAATGCCTAGTCTCTTTTAGATTGGACTATGTCATAGAGCTTTCTTATGTCTGCTCTACGATCTTCTAATCTTTTATTTGCAGAGGCCCATCGCTCTTTATCCAACGCATCGTTTCGAGACAGAATTAAATTTATTTCGTTTATTAATTTTTCCATAGCTACTAACCTTTGATTTTCTTTTTTCAGAAAAAAACTGATTACTGAAATGGCGGTGCCAATTCCGATTAGAACATATTCATTGTATTCCATGATACATAGTATTACACTTTAATTAAAAATGCTTTCCTATGTCATTTTGAATTATTTTTTAAGCTATAAACATTGGGGTAAACGTACTCTCTGTATCTTGAGCCTCTAGATTGTGCATGTCATAATATGTTTTTATCATCCAGTTGCCTAAGACTAGGGCGGAATAAGAATCTTTTCTAGCCTTCTCTGGACCCGTTTGCCTCCTTAGGTTGTCTGGCAGATCAAAGCTTTGAGTTCCTTGGGCTGTAGTCTTTATTTGAATTAAGGCACACTCTGACTTCGTTTTTTCTATCATATCAACTTGATGCTCAACAAAATCTATCATTTTTGCAGGGGCACTCTGCTTCTCTATCTCATCAGAGTTTTTTAAGAATTTTAATTCTTTGATGGGAATGCGTTTACTTCTTTGTTTTTGATAATCGTCATTGACCGCTCTAGCTCCAAAAAATATTCTACCATGGTCAAAATTAGCTTGAAGTAATTCGTTTGCGCTTCTAATCCATTGTGATGTTGGCTTTCTCAATATACAGATCTTTCTTTCGTTTAAATTATATTCTAACTTGGCCTTTCTTAATCCCGCTTGATAATTCTCTAGGTTATCAAGGTCTGCGGGAATAGTACCTATTTTGATATTGTTTTGCTTAAACATACTGCTTTCGTTGCAAGCGCTCATGAATTGAACGCCTCCATTATAATCTCCTACGATAGCAACAACATTAAAATTGCTAATTAAATAATGAAAATAAAATATATGATCCTTCATTCTAGCTCCGGGTAATGCATAACTATGAACTAAAGTTCCTGTACGCGACTCATCATTTAGTTTAAATATTTGCATTGCGAAATTATCGCTGCTTTCACTTTCTGCCCAACTAGGGTCAAAAGATAATAAGTATTTATCGCTAGGTTCTCCAGCGACCTCTACACAAGGCGACTGCCCATCCGGGACTGTACATTTAGCCATTTTAGAAATCTTAAAATACCCTGAGCTATCATCAGTAAATACCGCCCCAAACTCGCGATCAAATTGACTCTGACTCATACTAGCCTTAGCTTGATTTATTAAATTTTGATCATAAAGCTGTTTTGGCGCGCAATCATAACTAAAGTGCATGATAGTTCGATGGGCAGTTCCTTCCTCTGGTATATGCCCGTTGATTAAATGATCAAACTTATCGTATAGTTTATACATATATTCAAATTTATATGACGCCGATGATAACATGATTAATTTATTATTCGGCCACACATGACGCTCTTCTTCGGTCATTCTTCCCTCCTCGATCATCTTGGTCTCCAAATTATAAAGTTCTTCACGTTCAGTTGGATTTTCAACAACCGAAAGGAATGGAACTATAACTTCATTATAAATTCTTTCAGGCATCAATAAAAACTCATCAATAATAATGCGGTGAAAACGAAAGCCTCGAAGTTTTTCACCATCACCTAGCGGTAATGCATGAATACGGCTAGTGCCTATTTCCAGTGTCCACTGGTCATTATTCTTCGCTTTTCGAGTGATGCACTGCGCAAGCATTGCGGCTTCAGGCTTAGCTAAGATATCTTCTATTTTTTTAAATATCATTTTAGCTTGACGAAAAGATTTGGATATAATGCCTATCTCAACGCCTTGATTCAAGATGGCATCAAGAAATGCAAATATTGCCGTGGTAAAAGATTTAGACATGCCACGAGACCATACTCCCATAAAATAATCAGATTCAAGCATGGCCTTAACGGCCATGTGTTGAAAAGGAAATAATTTAACACCACTAAGCATATCAACTGCAAAAGTGGTATTAGCTCGAAGAAACTTATATAAAAGTATTTTTGCTTCGCGCTCTTCTATAAAACCCTTCTTTGCTAATATCTCTCGGTTTATCTCCGTAGAGTGCTTGCTTCTTTCTTGTTGCTTACCTTCTATCCATGTCATGATCTTTTTTAGTTAAATTATATATCAAGGCTTCTTCAAAGCAATCATCCGATAGGCCCGAAGGAATATTGAGAAAAGTCTTCTCTAAAGGCGTTTCTTCATCCCCTTGGTCTTCTGTGTTAATTATGTCTATCATTGTTTTTCATCTCCGGGTTTCCAGTTAGCGCACCATTTATAACTTCGCACACCCACAACCTTGGAGCGTTCCGCTTCAGGTATATGAGTGGCTGCACTACGCAGGTTTGTTTGCAATGTATCAATGACTACATACAATTCGTTAATTTGTTTTTCTTGCGTGAGTATTTCGCGCTGAAGAAGCTTAATGTTATTCAATTCCATAATTATCAAAAAAAAATTGCAAATCAACATCCCATAATTTATCACCATGATAAAGTAACTGGGGTATAAGAAATTCCGAGCTTCGGCGTGTTCCAGTAAAAAGAAATTGACAATGCCCTTTAAACTCATGAGTCAGAACCCGCATATTATGCCATAAAAAAGAAAGGTTAGATCGGTGACCTGAGTAGTTATTATTTTTTATTATTTTACTTACTGTACTTTCTGTGACTATATAAAGATAAGAATCAAAGTCCTTTGCTCTTTTAAGCTCCCTACGGAAGCGCTCAAAGCCTCCGCCAAGCGTCCCCTTAAAGTCACTCTCACTTTTGCGGTCAACGTATGTATAGGTGTAGTTATCGCCTCCCATCGTATAGTCTCCGAAGTCTAGCTTCATATCCTTGCTCTTATTAAAAGAAAGAGGCTGTTGCTCTCTGGTGTCTATATATATTGGAATTTCATCTATTAAATTATTTTTCCGGAAAAAACCTTGTTTGATTCCTTTACTATATATTGGTTCAAGGCCAAGCTCTTTACAAGCTTGTCCATAACCGCCGAAATTCTTTTTATACAAATCAACAGGAGGTAAATTATGTACTTCTAGTTCTAGATGATTAGGAGCGTATTTTAATTCTTTATTTTTTACTCTATTCTTTAATTGGTTTATTATATACTCTTTAACTTCATTGTTATCTGTATTATTGCACCATTCAATCATTTGACCTCTATTAGAAAAGTCTATATTAAAGTAATCTAGTTTATTCTTGAAGGGAAGAGGCTC